GCTAGGTGTTGGGGGATGGTATCAGGAGAGGGAACAGGAACAACTTGAGACTGAGCAGGTTTTCGGGAGGGTGTTCCCGCAGCAGGATATAGACGAAGTCATAGAGTATATGAATCGAGACCCGGAAGGATTTATTGCTGATGTGAGGGAAATCGGGCCGACTCAAGATATGCTAGCACTTCTGAAATCCCTGAAGTTTAAGGATGAGACTACTGGTGAATTTCGAGAGTTCACCGATGAAGAGATACAAGGATTCTTCTTGGAAGCGGTGCCAGAGTATATTCCAGTTCAAGAATTTCCTTTTCCTATTGAAGAATACCCAACAGTGGCCACTATGTCCACAGCATTGTATAGACGGCCAGAAGACTACACAGTAAAGGATTACTTCACGGCACTTGGCCAAAGTTTGCTGAAATTACCTAAGCAAATAGCAGCAACCGTATTAGAGGCAATTCAGGGCCAAGGTGGTGCAAGTGTAGTTAATAAAGATTGGGCTGATGTTTTTATTGATGAAGCCAGCCAAGACCTGAATAAATTTGTGCAGGACATTAGCAAAGGGCATGTCTATGCACCAACCTTGATACGAGAAGCCGCAGTCGTATCGCGGAATTTAGCGTATTCTCTTACTTCTATGGGTGCTGGTTTGGCTGTAGGAGTTCCGATTAGTTTTGCTCCTGTTCCTGGGGCCAGGGTAGCGGCTTGGGCAGCGGGAACTGCTGCTTCAGGGGCAGTTGCCTATCAGATGACAACGTATCAAATAATGCAGGAATATCTGGGATTAATGAATGAGCAACAAATAGAGGAAACGGGCCAAGGCTTAACCTTAGATGAGGAAAACAAGCTAAAACAAGATTTCCACACTCAGGCTGTGAAATATGGTCTTTGGGAAGCAATACCAGAAGCCATTAGTAACTTAGCATTTGGGCAAATTTTGGCAGGACCATTGGGGAAGATGATTGGTGGCTCGATGGCTACTAAGATAATACAGAAACTACTAGGGATATATGGGGAGGAATTATTAACTGAGACAATAACTCAAAAGGGGCAAAGTGCCATAGAAGTGGCGGCAGGGTTAAGGGATAAGAACATAAGCTGGGTAGAGGCTTTCAGGGAGATTGCGCCACAGACATTCCTTTTGACTACAATAATGGCTGGTGCTGGCCAAACAATAGTAACTACGCAGCGGGCCGTTAATAAAGTTACCTCTTCTCTCAAGAATGAGATTGGCGAGGGCCATCCACTATACGATGAAATTAAGCAAGGCATAGAAACAGAACTGGAAGACGTTATTGAGCGAGCTAAAAAGCAAACTCCATACGAAGTCACGCCGCCTATTTCAGAAGTTATACTTCCCACTCTTCCCGAGAGTATTCTACAGGATATAAAGGTGGCGGAGGAGGTGGGGAAGAAGGTTACGCCAATTACTCCGACTCCTGCTAAAATTATACCTGTGTCAAAACCTAGTCTGACCCTTGAACAGTTTAAGACTTGGGAGTTTACCGTTTCCGAAGGTGGGGCGAGCAAGACTCCCAAAACTGTGTTTTCCTGGGATAGAACCGATTATGAAACATTGTACGATTTAAGCCAACAAACCGATGCCTTTCGTTTTGATGAGGCATTGGGCAAGGGGTGGAAGGATTGGAAGCCTTCGCTGTATCTTAGAGAGCAGATAAAGCGAAACGAACCTATTACAGTCTATCGTGCAAGTGATGTTGGCGACATTATCGCTGGCTCGTATGTGTCGGAATCCCTGGAATATGTCAAAGAACATCAAGAAAATATAATGCAAGGTGCGGGTAAAATCTATTCTCTAAAAGTGGCACCTGATGAACTAATGACATATGGGGACCCGCATGAATTCATTTACATTCCTAGGGATGCACAAGCTGAATATAATCGGCTTATTGAGAAAGGTATTATAACTAAACCATCAATCCCCACCGCCGAAGCTGGTATGCCAGAGGTTACAGGTGAGACTTTCTATAAGAATCGGTGGGATACTGCTAAATTAGGGAGGCAAGTTCAACTTGTAAAGGATGCGGGGTGGGTTAATACTAAAGGCCAATTAACTAAGGCTGGCGAGAAGATAGCTCAATCAAAATGGGATGACTTATCTCCAGCAGCACAGAATGTATTAAGGCGTGGCATAGATAAATTATATGGCAAACCCGAAGTTGCTATTCCCACGACTGCCCCAGGGATGCCAGAGGCAGGACTTCAGCCTTCGATGCTAGAGGAAGTGCCAGCCAAGGAAGTCAGACCTGAAGCACAGGGGAAACTTGTCCAATCTCGGATTGACGATTATCTAAGACTAAGAGAATACAACGCTAAGGCTACTACCGACAGGATCGCTGAGATTAAGAAGGCTCTTGAAAAGAAGGGGAGGACAGAACTTGGGCTTAGAGGGAATCTAGCGTTGGAACTTGCCAGATTGGAAGCCCTGCAGGAACTAGATGCGGTAAAGAGCATTGAGGACTTGGATTCTCTAATTAGGGAAGTAGAAAACGAACTTGGGGCGAGGAGTATGCCTGGGCGTGGACTAGGAGGGAGAACTGGCATAAAGAGGGCAAGGCACCCGGGATTCGCCAATCTTTTCCCGGGATACACTATCCGCCAACTTGACGAGATGCGGAATGTCTATCGGCAGGCGAGGCAAACGATACCTGAAGTACCTTTACCTGAAGTTGCTAAGAAGGTTACACCCATGGCCACAGAGGTTACAAAGTTCCAAATACCTACTGGACTTAAAGTTGAAGTAAATCCTTCTGCATTGCAGGAGGGTATAAGAGCACAATATAGTAAGCAGACAAATATATTGACTTTCCGTAGTGCCGAAGATATGGCTGACCCAGAATTATTTAACCATGAAATAGGACACGCTTACATAGATTCATTACCGAAAAGTGAAAGGCAATTATTGCTAGAAAAGTACGGTGAAATATCTGGGTTAAATCCCTATGAACAAATTGAGGTTTCACCAGGACATTATATTGATATAAAAGAACTGTTTGCAATGGAATATGCCCAATATGTTGTGAGACCATTGGAAATGTCATCTAAACTTAGGAACTTTTTTGACGAGATAACTTCTCATTTTCAGGTAACACTCCCCAAAGCCGAAGTTACTCTACCCCAGGTGACCCAACAGGAGATTAACAGAGTTAAGACCGATCCCACGCCAGCCTCGGATGAGACTATCCTGAAGAAGTTTATTGACTGCATTAAGGGAGCCAAGCCTGCCCGGGAAGTTACTGAGCTACTAAAGCATGAAGAGTTGTCCAACAGGGCGGCTGTCTTTGCCAGTATCTTGAAAGGTGGTGAGGGCTCTAAGGCATTTGAGAAAGCTAAGTCTGCATTAAAAGGTTTTCTGCCGAGGGCCGAGTATCTTCTTGACCTTCAGGCTTTTGGCATAACCAACGCTGAAATCGAGAGGATGGTTGACCAGATTCGGACTGATAATAGGTGGAGGCCATTCCAAAAGCTGAATACCTATGAGGCTTTTATTAACCTGGTCATGGGAGGTATTCCAACTGAGGGGCAACTCCTCTTACTTGAAAGGCAGTTTGGCAGCGAACTGGCAAAGGCTATTCTCGATAAGATGTCCACAACCAGTGAGAAGGCAATCAGGATTGCTCAGGACATAGCCAACATTCCGCGAACCCTGGTAACGATAGCCGACCTATCAGCCACACTCAGACAAGGTGCGTTATTAGCCTTTGGACAACCAGTACAATTCGCAGAGGCTTTTAAGGCAGAACTTCAGGTGGTGTTTAGTGAAAAGAATTTCAAACTCATAAACGAGATTGTCCATAACAACGTCTACGCTGAAAGTGCAGAACAGCACGGGCTTTATATCGCACCCATAGAGGAGGCGGTCAAGATAGAGGCTAGGGAGGAAGCATTTAGGGGGCGCTTAATCGAGAGAATTCCTATTCTTGGTTCAATTATCCGTGCATCTGAGAGGGCATACATCACCTTCCTGAATGTTCTGAGAATGGCAACCTACGCTTACTACTGCCGTCAATGGGAAGGCACAGGGAAAACGAGCCAGGACTACGACAAGTTGGCTGACTTTATCAACCACGCAACAGGGCGTGGCGATCTGGGTTCCTTCAGTCGGGCAGGGTCGTGGCTTTCAGCGACATTCTTTTCCCCAAGATACATCATGTCGCGGGTTCAAGTTCCCCTTGATCTCATCAACACGACTCCCGCCGTGAGAAAAGTAGTAGCACGAAACCTTGTCTCATTTGTCGGTGCGAATCTGTTAGCGATAATGCTTTTCAAACTGGCCGGGGCAGAGACAGAAGATGACCCTCGCTCCGCAGACTTCGGGAAAATCAAGATAGACAATACAAGGATAGATTTATGGGCTGGCTATCTACCCTATGTGAGGTTGATTGTCCAGATAATTTCAGAAGAGAGGAAGTCTACCAGAACAGGCGAGGTTTACAAGATAGACCCGATAGACGTTGGAGTTAATTTCTTCAGGTCAAAGCTCGCGCCAATGCCGGGATTCCTTTGGGATTTGAAGGCGGGTGAGACATTTATTGGCGAGGAACTAAGCGCAGAGAACGCAGAGAAGATAATCTTTGAGAAATTAACCCCCATGTTTATTCAGGACTTGATTGAAGCAGTGAGAGACACTGGGATTGCTGGGGTTGGCTATGGCATCCTTTCAGGTCTGGGTGTTGGAATTCAGACATACGGCGACAACTGGGAAACCGCCGAATTGAAGCTGGGTTTACCTGAGAGGGGCGACAACTTCCCTTACACGATAGAGAACGAGGTTTATGATGTAGCAGATTACTACTCTGAGATAGGCCAGATGATAGGCGGGGCAACCTATCAGATGCTTTCAGAGAAAAAGAACATTCCGCCTCTAGTGTTATCAGTGGCCCAGGCCAGAGACATAGTTCAACAGATAAGCCTACTTCCTAACAAGAGACTGACGAGCATCAATGCCGATTCGACGAAGGGCGATACTTACGAACAATATCGTGTTCAATGGCTGGCAAGGCAGAAGATCACCGATGCAGAGGAACTAAAGCAGTTTGACAAGGACTATCCCAATGCTGAACAAGGCAACATAACCCAGGCTCAGTATGCCTTACTTGTAGAGTACCACTCTCTTCCTGAGGCAGAAAAGGCAGACTTTCTCGGAAGACATCCAGAACTTTACATCAACCCCCGGGAAGAGTGGTTAAGGACTCACCCTCAAGAGAACGCCTTACTATCTCTCTGGGGCAAGGCTGATGTCTACAGTCCTGAAGCGTTGAGCAAGGTTTCCTCATTGGCTAACTCTCTGGGGATTCCAGAGAACGCCTTGGTAATGAAAGACCTCGATGCGGTAGCAGAATTGAAACTCAAGAACCAGCATTTATTTGACCTGGAAGCTGCTTTTAAGGGGCTGGACGACACTGTAAAGGATGCCGACGGCCTAACGGCCAGAGACAGGGCGATTCAGCAACTATACCTCGATAATCCCGACTTCAGGGATGATGTGAGGAGGATCGAGGCTTTGGAAGTGGGGACTGTGACAAATCCCACGCCTGAAGAGATTGTGGAAGGCTGGGTAGAGCGAGGCCAGTTAGTTGATGATTTCGGGGCTAGTAGTGCTGAGGCTAAACTCTGGCTCCTGGACAACAAAGAGGTTCACCAATGGGCGCTCGATAACGCTTTACTAACCGATACCGGCGAGGACTGGAACGAGAACCTTCTAAGACTTCAGGTGCAGTATGAGGAGCAATTCACCCTCTATGATTCGTACGGAGACCGCGACTCACCGAACTACATTTCCAGTGATGCGGCGCGGGCAGATGCTAGGGAAGCTCTCTTATTCAAGAACGGGAAGATAACGGAGTTCGGGACGGCCTATTATACATCGCAAGCCTACACAAAGGACGTTTCCGAAGATTATATCAACCTGTATGTTGACTACTACCGCCTACCCGCAGCAGGATATGACCAGGAACGCTTCCTGATGGATAACCCCAACTATTATGAGGATGTCTGGCTTGGGATTCTAGGGAATCAACCGAAGGACTTTAGCAAGATTCCCACAGTGCAAGAGGAAAGGCTGCTTGTCAACTATGACGGTTTGCCTAGTGGGACACCAAGACTTCAAGCCAGATGCAAGGATGCTGGACTGGATGCTGCTTTAGTGAGGCTGAGAGGACTTACACCGGCATATGGAACGGATAGGTGCGGATGAAATTCACGCCATCGCCAACAAAGCTAGTAAGAATCAGGAACAAAGAGGGCAATATCAAGCTCGTTCCTATGAATCGAGCGCAGAGGCGAAGGCTGAAGATTAAATAGGGTCGTTAGCTGGCCACAGGCTTAAGTGTGGCAAAGAAGCCTCAGAAAATCTTTTACATTCTGGGGCGTTTTCATTTAGGAGGTACACAATGGACGGAACTGAGAACCCCAAAGGACTCTCTTCGGAAGGACAGGCTTCTGAGGGCGAGGCTCAGGGAACTTCAACGAAGGAAGCTAGGACTTACACAGAAGAGGAGCTTAATAAGGCAACCGAGAAAGCCAAGAACGATGCTCTTGCTGCTGCTGGCAGGGATGCCAAGAAACTGTCTGACTGGGAGGCTAGTCTAAAAGCTCAGCAATCGGAGACTGAGGGAACAAGGGCTGAAATCTCCAAGATACAGGAGCAGATAGACCAGGCGGAACTAGAGGCAGCCAGAGGCGACCCTGCCAAGCTCAAGGAACTCCACGCCAAGAAGTCTTACAAGAATATGCTGGCCGACCTTGAGACCCAAAAGAAGGAATTGGCGAAGCAGCGACAGCAGCTTGATCGTGACAAGGCTGAGACCGCAGAGACGGTTAAGGCAGCCCAGCAACACCAGATGGAAACAAAGGTCTACGAAATCGCAGCGAAATATGACCTCAATCCTGAAGACCTGAAAGCTGGCATAAAAGACCTTAACCTGACCACTGTGGAGCAGGCCGAAGCACTCGCCAAACGGCTCGGACGACTACCGGAAGGCGAGAAAAAGACAACCATTCCTGTTTCTGTGCCGACTTCTGGCGGACGGCATGGCGAACCAACACAAGAGCAGTTAGAAAAGATGTCTATGGAAGACTACGCTGCCTATGTGAAGCAACGCGATGCCAAAAAGTAACCTCCTGATAGGAGGAAAACATGGCAACTACTTTACTTACCCCAACTGTTATAGCTAAGGAAGCTCTAATACAGTTGGAAAACAACATGGTATTCGGCAATCTTATTCACCGGGCTTTCTCCAATGAATTCAAGAAGGTCGGTGATACGGTGTTAATCCGTAAGCCGCATGAATTTAGCACGGTGCATGATTTCGCCGCATCCGGAACTGTGACCGCTCAAACCATAGTCGAGTCTAGTGTGCCGGTCATCCTGAACAAGCTCAACGATATAACCTTTCCTATCACCGCAAAAGAGCTTTCCCTGAACATTGTGGACTTTTCCGAGCAAACCATTATGCCGGCAATGAGGGCTCATGCCCAGGCCATAGATGCGGCTATCGCTGCCCGGTATGTGGACATTGCAGCCCACGCTCCGGTAAGCGCTACCCCGGCGGTTGCAGACATCGCCGCTATCAGGACACAGCTAAACCTTAACAAGGTTCCGTTCGGAGACAGGGCTGTAGTCCTACACCCGTCAACTGAAGCGGGTTACATCGTCCTTGATGCCTTCCTGCATGCTGAGAAACGTGGGGATACTCAGGCATTGAAGGAAGCCAGCATGGGTCGTGTCTTTGGTATGGACTGGTATATGGACCAGAATATACCGATACACACGGCTACGGATTGCGCCACTAACCCGGCCACCCTGGGCGCTGCTGCAACGGTCGGTGCCACCGTAATCAAGGTCATCGGTGCCACCTCTACGTCAGCAACTATCCCAGTGGGCGATGTTCTCAAGATCAGTGGCGAACTCTACGATAAAGGGCATGTGGTAACTACTGCTGCCACCCTTAACGCTGGGTCAGCCAGTGTAACCATCGCTCCTGCGATTCAGGTCGGCGGTGTGGCCAGTGCTGCTACTGTAACGTGGCAGGAAACCCACAAGGCCAACCTTGCCCTGCACAGGAACGCTATCGCCCTGGTGACTGCGCCGCTGGAAGCCCCTCTCAGTGGGCAAAGGGCGGATGTAGTGAACTATAAGGGCATATCCTGTCGAGTAGTTTACGACTATGATTCGACTCTCAAGAGCAACAACGTGTCAATAGACATACTGTTCGGGGTCAAGACTCTCGACCGGGAACTCGCCTGCCGTCTGTGTGACGCACGGTGATAAAACAGCATTAAGTAAATCAGGGGGAGGGTTTCAAACCTTCCCCCTTCCCCTTTCAGGGGAGAAGGAGGTTTTATTAAGATTCTCTGGCAATCGGTAAGCCCCTTTGCTACTTCGGGTTATGGAACAATGACTTCTGTTTGGGCGCCTCATCTGAAAAGGATGGGGCATGAAGTAGGTATATTCGCCTACTTCGGCCTGATGGGGTCAAAGTTAGACTGGAATGGTATCCCTATTTATCCCAACAACGGCAATGACTACGGGGTAAACGACCACTGGATGTTCTATGAGGACTACAAGCCGGATATTTTACTCACCCTGACTGATACTTGGGTCCTGAGCGGATTAGACCCGCGGGTAAAGTGGATTCCCTGGACACCAATAGACCACGAACCTGCACCGCCAAGAGTTCTAAATAGTCTGAGGCAGATAGCCTTCGTTAAGGCCATTGCCATGTCCAAATTCGGACAGGCTGAACTTCAGAAACACGGCATCCCGTCATATTACATTCCTTTGAGTGTGAATACGCAACTCTTCGCTCCGAGAGAAGATTTAAGAAAGAGATCAAGGGAAATTGCAGGCTGGACGGATAAGTTCGTTATCGGCTCCGTTGCCGTCAACTGCCCGCGCAAAAACTTCCCTATTGCAATGCAGGCAGTCCAGAAGTTTGCCACTAAACATAAGGACATTATCTACTATATGCACACGAACCCTTTTGACTCCCAGGGTTATAGGCTGACCGCGATTAGGGAAGCATTAGACATGAAGGCTATTACCTTCTTCCCCCCACCTACGGAGATGATAACAGGGATCACCCGGGAGACTATGGCTCAAATGTATAACAGTCTGGACGTCTTTCTGCTTCCGAGTAAGGGTGAGGGGTTCTGCCTGCCAGCGATCGAATCTCAGGCTTGTGGTGTCCCGGTGATAATCAGCGACAACACGGCTTTACCGGAAATATTAGGCGGTGGCTGGCTTCTCAAAGAAAAGAGGCTGGAATGGACAGGGCAAGACTCGTGGAATTATGACTGCTCCATTGACGAGATCGTGGAGTATTTAGAGCAAGCCTACCAAGCCAAAAAGGACGGGACTCTTGATGAGATGAAGGCTAAGGCAAGGGAGAAGGCGCTGGAATACTCTGAGGACATCATATTATCTATGTGGCCACCGGTGCTGAAAGATATTGAGCAGAGAATCAAAGAACCCAAGAATTGCGAGGGATTAGTCCCCTGGAAACTCTACTTCATTCCCAAGGAATGTACCCCTGCGAAAGTATTAGATATTGGTTGCGGGGTGAATCAACCCTATCGCGACACGCTTGAGCAGTTGGGTGAATATGTAGGGATTGATATTAAGGACGGCCCCAAGGTTGTCCACATGGATGCTCACCACCTGGATTTTAAGGACAAGGAGTTCGGGTTCGTGTGGATGTCTGAGATGCTGGAGCATGTTGAAGACCCAAAACAAGTCATAGCCGAGGCCAAGCGAGTGGGCGTTCATGGAATTTGCTTATTCAGCACCGCGGCTGACCGCACTTGCTTTGACGCTGACCCCGACCACAGGGAAGTTAAGGACATGGAATATACAACGATTGCTGGAGGGGACGGTTTAATTTCATGGTAAAGGCTCTTATTACAGGAATCACCGGGCAGGACGGCTCTTACCTAGCGGAACTCCTGCTCAGTAAGGGATATGAGGTTCATGGCCTTATTAGAAGGACGGCTTTGTACCCTGAGAGCCTGAAGAATATAGACCATATCCGGGACAAGGTGATCTTGCATTATGGGGATTTGGCGACTGAAAACCATCTATCGGCTGTGATGGCAGACCTTCAACCGGACGAAGTTTATAATCTGGCCTCTCAATCAGATGTCAGGATCAGCTTTGACATTCCTGAATACACCGGTGATATAACCGGCCTTGGCGCATTACGGCTTCTGGAGGCGATAAGGAAATTCAGCCCGAAAAGTAAATTCTACCAGGCCAGTTCAAGTGAGATGTTTGGCAATAGCCCACCGCCACAGAACGAGAATAGCCTGATGGACCCCAGGAGCCCTTACGGAGCAGCCAAACTCTATGCGTATAACATAGCCAGGATTTACCGGGATAGTTACAAGTTCTTCTGCTGTAATGGCATTTTATTCAATCACGAATCGGAGAGAAGAGGGAGTAACTTCGTGACTCGCAAGATTACGAAGGCCATCGCTGGGATTCTGGCGGGGACTCAAGACAAACTCTATCTGGGCAACCTCGATGCAAAAAGGGATTGGGGCTATGCACCCGATTACTGTGAGGCAATGTGGCTGATGATGCAGCAAGATGAGCCGGGCGATTTCGTCATAGGAACTGGCGAGGCTTACTCAGTGAGGGATTTTCTTGATTCTGCTTTCGGCTATGTCGGATTGAACTGGCAGGAGCATGTTGAGATAAGCCCTGACCTCTTTAGACCAGCCGAAGTCAACTATCTATTGGCTGACCCTAGCAAAGCAAGAAGGGTTCTAGGTTGGGAAGCGAGAACATCATTTAACGAGGTAGTTAAGATAATGGTCGAGTCTGATTTAAGAAAAGTGGGAGGTGATTTATGCCTAGTACAAGCTCAGCACAAAAGACCATGATGTGCATGGCATACGCCTACAAGCGGCACGGCGCCGGTGCTATCAAAAGCGTGAAGGACAAGGCTGCCGTTATCAAGATGGCAAACTCAATGACCGAGGAGGAGCTCAAGGAATACTGCCTCCAGCCGGTTCAGGGGTGACACATGGGAAAAGATAGAGATGCAATAAAGGCCGTAGCCCGACAACTTCTTCAGGATGATATTCCGTCTTCCGGGGAAAACCCCGACATCAAGCCTGACGT